AAGATCTTCTCGCGCCGGATCAACGCCTGCTGCGAGAGGAACTCCGTGGCATCGCGGTCCATGTTGAGGACCGCGTCGGCGTTTCCGCGCAACTGGTCCGGAATGGGTTTGGCCTCGGCCCACACGTCGGCGAAATAGGTCGGCGTGTTGTCGAGGCGGTAGCCGACGCTTGCGGCCGGAGTGCCGGGCGCGCGGCGTTGCATTTGATCGCGGAAGAAATCGCCGCGATTGTAGACGTAGTAACGGTCGCTCTGCTTGGTCACCGGGATGATGGGGCAGACTTGCGCGGCCACAAACTCCGTCTGGTTCTGGAGATACGCGATGCTGACTTGGGTCAGCGGCGTATTGACGTGGACGTCACCGGGAGTCGGCGTATACATGGTTGTTCATTGCTCCTTTTCTGAGTTGCCCCGCTTCTACCGCATGAGAATCAGCAGAGCCGGGATGATGTCGCCCGAAGCGCCAGCGGAGAGCGCCTTCCCGACGATCTTGCCCGCGGACTGGGTGATCGCTTTGCCATTGGCATCCACCTCGAGCAGCGCGCCGTTGGCCACGGAGGCACCGAGCATTACTCGCGCGATTTGACCGGGGAAGGACGCCAGCCCGCAGGGGCGACCCTGCGCACTGGGACCGAGTGCGATGACGCCATCCGACGCGAGGCCCGCGCCAGTTACCGCCACCTGCCCGCTGGCGTTGATCGTCCCAAACAGAAACTGCTTCGTGGACAAGTCGGCGCTAGCCGGGACCGAGACCGTTTGCAAATTGACTTCGAAAGCCATAATCGATTGCTCCTTTTCGGTTGGATTGGCTCGCCGCCCTAGTTCGCCCGCACCGGGGCCGACTTCTCAGCGAGGTACTGCTGGTAAAGCTCGGGATGGAGTTTCATGGCCTCCACGTAAGCCTGCGCGAACGGGATGTTGCGGCTGGCGGCGAGTTGCTGCGCGGCGGCGTTCAACTGGGCTTCCGCGCCGGTCGGGCTGGCCTGCACATGCGATTGCACCGCAGTGCGCTGGGACTCCTGGGCCTTGATTGCCAGCAGGTGCTCGCGGACCTGGGCCACCGTCTTTTTGCTCGCGATCATTTCCGCGACCAGTTCGGGATGGCCGGAGAGAGTGCAGAGCACCGCAATCTCTTCATACTCCGCGCGCAACCGGGCTTCGATTGCGGCGGCGTCAACCACCGGCGTAGCTGCTGCGGACGCGGCGGCGGAAGCAGGAACTTCCGGGGGTTTCACTTCGGCGGGCACCGGCGGTGCAGCGGGGGCGTCTGCCGTTTTCTTTTCGACTTGCTGACTCATGGTCATTTCTCCTATCGGGATCTGCGTTGCGGCAGACGCCGCCACGCGAGTTTGTTTGCGCGCCGTCGCCGCTTCGAGAACGGCGTCCAACGCGTCGTCAAAGGTTCCAACCTGGTCCGCGAAGCCGGCGCTGATGGCCTTCTCCGCGTAGTACAGGCCCGCCTCGGTGTTCCGCACCAACGCCGGTTTCATCTCGCGATTGCGCGCGACGGTACCGACGAACATGTCGTAGAGGCGGTCGATTTCGGATTGCAGTTCGTCCTTTGCCGAACCGGACAGCGCCTCGTGCGGGTTGAAATCGTTCTTCCTGGCGCCCGCATAGATCGCGGTGTACTTCCTGCCGGCCTTCTCGTCGAAGCCCGACTGATCCAGGTGCAGTGCGATCACGCCGACGCTGCCCACGCCGCCGGTGCGCGTCACGAATAGGCGTTGCGCGCTACTGGCGATGGCGTACGCCGCCGAGAACGCATCGTCATCCGAAATGGCCATGCAGGGCTTCTCAGCCCGTGCGTTGTAGATCTCGTCCGCGAGGTCGAACAGGCCGCCGACCTCGCCGCCAGGCGAGTCCACGTCGAGCAGGATGCCCAGGATGCGCGGGTCGCGCACCGCATCCTGGAAGTCCGCGCGGATGCTCTCGTAGGACTGCATTCCCGAGGCCGCGTCGAGCCAACTGGCCTTTTTCACCAACGTCCCGGAGACGCCAAGAATCGCAACGCCCTCCGGGGTCACCAGATAGGGCTTCTGGCTCCGGGCCGCGTCGTCCATCTCGTCCGGATCGTCGCCTTCGTCCAGCGGGCTCTGGGTCACACGCGCGACCACAGGCACGCCCAACCCCTCGATTTCGAACTCGCCTGGAGGGAGGCCGAGTCGCGGCCCGATTGCCTGGAGAATGACGCTCAACTTCTGGGGCTGGATCAGCAGCGGAACGCCGAAGACCCGTCCCGCGAGGTGCGGGAGATAGTTCGCTTTCATTTTTTAGGCTCCTTGCGCTTCGGCTTTGGCGGTTGCGGCTTTGGCGGTTGCGGTTTCGAATCGGCGGGCGCGCCGCCATCGGGAGCGTCGCCGCCGTCGCCGGTCTCCATGATGTTCGCCGCCTGGCCGCGCGCATCCGTCTTTCTGGGATCGGAGTCGAGCACCAGACCCAGCCTGTCGGCGCGCTCGTTGTCGCGGGCGATCTGCTCGTCCACCTCTTCCTCGTCCTGCCCCGTCTCGTTGATGGACATGCTCCGCGCCTTCAGGCCAGCCCGAATCGCCATAATCTCGGCCTTGACGTCCTTCTCCGGATCGACCCAGGCCCACTTCGGCGTGTGCCACTGGACCGCCAAGTAGTCGTCGCGGTTGGCTATGTAATCGCGAGCATCGAGCTTGCCCGCCAGGACCGCCTGCTCGACGAACGCGCGCCAGGTAGGGCGGCAAAACTGGTAAATGAAGACGCCGAATTGGATCTGCTCGCACAGCCGCCGGAAGGAGAGAATGCCGGCCCGGATCGACGAATAACTGGTCTTCGACAGATCGCCGGTGAGCATGTCGTACGGCAGGCCCAGCCCCGCCGCAATTCGGAGCAACTGGATACGTTCGAACGCCTCGTAGTTCCCGCCGACGTCTGCGGGCTCACTGAACTTCACGTCCTCGCCGGGCTCCAGTTCCGTCATGGTGCCCGCTTCGAGTTGAGCCACCGCCACGCCCTGCTCGCCCGATCCCGCCACGCCACCGGCGTCGGTGGCTGCCTGCGGGGTGGCGTTCGGGAAGAACGCGTCGTCCGGATTCTGGCGGGTGATGAAGCCCATCATCATCGCGGCGAACTTCTTCCGCAGCAGTTCGGCGTCGTCGTACTGGTCCAGTTCCCACAGGCGCACCAGCGCGTTGGCCATCCACGGTACGCCGCGCAACTGGCCAGGCCGCAGCGACCGGAACAGATGCATGACTTCCGCGGCCGGAACCCGCATCAGTTCCAGGTCCGTGGGGAAGAAGATCCTCTCGCCCGGATGCTGCTTGTAAAAGTAGTAAGCCGTGCGGCGCCCGGACGGGTCGAACTCGATAGACGCGCGCACGACGTTCCCCTGCGGCGTATTCGGCGTGGGCCGCGCCAGGTAGAACGGCAACTGCTCCGCTTCGATCAACTGGAACTGAAGCGGTACACTCAAACCCTCGCGAAGGTCGCGGTCGTGCCGGCGCGCGAAGCACTCGCCGCCCTCAACCATTGACCGGAAAGCGAGCGCCTGAAGACCGTAGATATCGGTCATTCCGGCGGCGTCCGCTTCGTTTGCCCAGAGAGACCACAGCGCCTGGAGTTTCTCCTTGACCGCGAGCTTCGGGTGCATCGACTGCGGCTTGATGCCGGTGCCGATGGCGTTGCACACCCACTCGTCTACCGCTTTCGATGCCCACCCGTCCTTGCGGATGATGTCGCGGGAGCGCGCCACCAACTGATCCGCGCTCTGATACCAGACCGAGTTGATAGCGTCGCGGGTCGTGACCCAACTGCCCAGCCGCCGGCCAGCCGTGGCGCCCTCGTAGGGCGAACCGCTGGCGCGCCGCGTGGGTGGCGGCGCGGGCGCACCGCTCCCGCCCCGCTTGAAACGGGTCAAGAATGAACTCAGGTTGAACACGAGTTAAAGGCCCTTGCTCCCCGACAGTTGGTACTGCCGAACGCGCTTACCGGACTGCTGGTTCAGCGAACTTTGCACAACGGAAATCGCGCGCTGCAACTCCTGGACGGATCGGTAGGTCATGCTTCTCCCCTCGAAGGTGACCGTCAACGTGCCGGAGGCCAGCGCCTCCTGCAACGCATCCAAGTGACTCTGCGTATACGCCATGGCATCCTCCCTTCACAACCGAAAAACGACCCGGCGCACGTCTGATGGTGCTGCGCTTTCTGCCCTGTCATTCGTTATGCTGGAGTACGCCGTTGAATTCTCCTTGAGGGTAATGACCATGAAGAGCGGACCTTTCCTGGTTGCCTTGGTATTGGTTCTTGATGGGATCGGTTGTGCACAAGTGAAACAGGTTGTGACCAAGGGGAGCTTGGGTGACCGAGTGGCCCTCCGCATCTCAGAGACCGAGTTCGTTGAGGCTGTTCTAAAGCAAGCAAAGATGAAGGTACAAGATGTAAATGCCGCAATCGAGCCACTCGACGTACCGCTTGACTTGAAGTTGGCGCGGATTCTGGTGCACGATTTTGCCGATGATTCCCACCTCCTCCAGACCCAAGCCGAGCTATTCGAACTGTCTTCCCAATTCGCAACCGATGTGGAAGCGCTTGCCAAGCAGGACCTTTTTGACGCCGCTCTGAAAGTGGCTGCATTGGCCAGGGAATCTGGAAACGAGTCGGCGAGCGATGTCAAAAACTTCCTTCTGCGTGAGAAGCTTGAAGTCCAACTCAACGATGGCGTTACTCCCGAAAGGGCTACCTTGATTAGGCAGACGGCCGAAAAGCTCCCCTCCCTGCGAAGCCAGAAAACCGTCGCAGTGCTAGAACAATTCCGGACTGGCCTGGCCCAAGCAATCGCTCGTCATCCGGAGTTGTTGAAACCGTTCTCAGAGGAGAAACCCGCTTCAGAGGCACTGCGGGCATCACGCGCGAGAGTGCAGAAGCTGCTGCAATCTGCCAAACCCGCGATAAAGTAGGCTCGACTCATATCACACAGAGAACCGGCCCCACGTCCGACGCCTGGGCTGGCGCGGTTGTGGCTGCGGACGCGATCCCGCTGGCGCGGCCGGAGGAGCCGGAGATGGTTTGTCCGGACCCTTCGGTACACCCATGCGGTCCTCAATCGCCTGCCAGTGTTTGTCCTGGTAGCGGTCCAGCCCGATCCTGCTCGCCGCCGCGCGAGCGTAGACCCTGCAATCCAGGGCCTCGTTGCGTTCGCGCATCTTCTGCCACTCGTGACGCCGGTAGCCCTTCACTATCTTTGTGACCAG